AAACATTGTTCTGTTAGAACTACTTGAGTTCCATTTACTGCAGTATATTCTGCAACGTCGGTAACTCCATCTCCCTTTAATTTAACACCATTTACATATACATCTAAGAATCCTGGTGTATATGCATATGGAAATGTTGTTTGAAGATCGGTTGCGGTATATGTAAATGTGGATCTTAAGTTCGTTGGAAAACTTGCCCACTCAACTCCAGATCCAGTTGACCTTAAATATTGTCCAGGTGATCCTGTAGTATCACCAATTGAAATTCCATTACCAGTGAAATCAATTTCATTTGCGGTTAATATTCCACTAATAGAGGCATTTCTTGTAATATTGATGTCGGTGCATCCAATGGATCCTATTACATGTGCCTCATATTGTGGATATATTGTACCTATACCAACTTTCTCAATATCTGAATCAACATATAATATTCTTTCGGCAACTTCTAGACCGTTCTTAACTACGAAGTTCTTTCTTATACCCATGGAGGTTCACTTTCCCCTCTACTATTTTATCTATTTATAATAAAAATTAATAATATGGATCCCAATCTGCAAAGACGCTAAAGTTTCCTAGAGAATCTCTAATGATTCTTAATGCTACTATATCATATGCTGGGTTTGATGTAGTAACTCCAACTGGTTGAGCACCATTTTTCCAGAATAGATTCGTTGGAGCTCCACCATTTATCGTAATTGATACGTTACCTGTATCCCATCCACCAGCATCTCCTTCAATAACTAAAGTTAATGTAGTCATATATGCTCCATTGGTTGGAGCATTTGTTAATTCTATCACATCAATCTGACCACTAGGATCTCCCGCTATTACTGTAGGTAGTCCACTCTGTGAAAGATTAATAGTTAGTGTATCTGTAATTCCGCTATAAGTTACTCCAGTTGGGAAAGTTCCTGTATTTAATACTTCTCCTCCAGCTTTTTCAAAAATTAGTCCACCATAAGAAACGCTTCCAGTTAAAGTTGAAATTCCAGAAACATTAAGTTGAGTTAGAGTTGCAATACCAGAAGAATTTATATTTGTTAAGGAAGCATTCGTGCTTGTTAATGTGGTAACAACACCAGTTACTACATTACCAGTAGTAAAGTTTCCTGTTGTGTAAGAAGCAAGGGATCCTGATAATGTGGTAACAACACCAGTTACTACATTACCAGTGGTAAAGCTTCCAGTAGTGTATGCAGCAAGTGTTCCAGATAATGAGGTAATTGTAGAAACACCAGTATACTGAAGTGTTGTTCCTCTAATATTAGTAACTGTAGATAGTCCAGTATAATTTAAACGCTCTCCCGATGTATTTGTGATGATTCCAGTTCTGGAGAATACTGATGGATAATCTAATGAAGTACCGCTTAGAGTTGTAATTGTGGAAAGACCACTGTAATTTAAACTAGTTCCTGTTAAAGTAGTAACTGTAGAAACGCCAGTATATTGTAGTGTTGTCCCTCTTACATGACTTACTGTAGATAGTCCAGTATAATTTAAACGCTCTCCAGATGTATTAGTAATAATACCTGTTGTTGAGAATACTGATGGATAATCTAGTAAAGTACCAGTTAGGGTTGTAATTGTGGAAAGACCACTATAACTTAATGTTGTTCCTCTAACGTTAGTTACTGTAGAAATACCAGAATAATCTAATGTTGTTCCTCTAGCATGGGATACCGTTGAAAGTCCGGTGTAGTTTAATCTTTCACCAGAAGTATTTGTAATGATTCCAGTTCTAGAGAATACTGCTGGATAATCTAATAGAGTTCCTGTTAAAGTAGTAATTGTTGAAAGACCACTGTAGCTTAGGGTTGTTCCTCTAATATTAGTAACTGTAGATAGTCCAGTATAATTTAATCTTTCTCCGGAAGAGTTTGTAATAATACCAGTTCTGGAGAATACTGATGGATAATCTAGTAAAGTACCAGTTAGGGTTGTAATAGTTGCTAAACCAGAATTTACTTGGCCACTAAATGTACCTGAAGTGGTAATCCCAGTTACATTGAGTTGTCCTAGTACCCCAACAGAAGTTAGGGAAGAATTAACAACAGCAGATCCAAGTGTTGTTGAATTTAAAACTGACGTTCCATTAATTTCATATTGTTTACCGGATGCAAGATTCCAATCCTCGCTTGAAGTTAAAGCACTAGCAGAATTATTCCAAGTTATAGTTTTACGAATTCCAGTAGAACCAATACCAATCCCAGCTCCATCAAGTAGAGAGTTTGTTGCTACTGTTGTTGCTATACCAACATTGAAGTCTGCTAGTTCAATAGCAGTTGAATTTATATAAGTTTGCTCACCATCAACATAAAGATCTCCAGCAATTCTTACTCGTCCTGTAGATCCTGTTGATGCTGGATCTATTACTATTTCAGATGGTCCAGTAATTCTATCATATAGAATTCTAATAGATGTTGCAGCAGCTCCAGTATGGAATTCTGTAGATGTTATAACTCCTACACTTGAAACATTTCTTGTATTTACGTTTGTTGCGTTTAGAGTCGCTGGATTAAATACAGTAGCAGTTCCAATTGCAATTGTTGCCGACTGTGCTGCAAAGTTTGTAATAGTTGCTGATAATCCGACAATACTATCACCATCTAATGTAGTTGCTGCTACAGAAACTGCATTTAGTGTTTGGACATTTGATGTTGTAGTTATTGCTGCATTTATTGTTAATGTTGTAATATTTGCACTAGTTGCTGTTAATGCAGTTCCGGTTATGCTACTTGCTGATAAATTTGGTATATTTGCATTTGTAGCAGTTAATGACGTACCAGTTACACTACTTGCGGATAAACTAACTATTGTTGAGATACCAGAATAGTTTAAGTTTGTACCTTGTAAATAAGTTACCGTAGAAACTCCACTAGAATTGAATGTTGTGGATCTTAAGTGATCTGCTGTGCTGATTCCACTAAAATATAGTGATGTTCCTCTTGCATTTGTAAGAGTTGAAATACCAGTGTATTCTAGATTTATTCCTCTAGGGTGAGATAGTGTGGATATACCCGAATAATCTAAATGTGTTCCTTGTAGATAGGATACTGTAGATACCCCAATAGAATAAAAAGTTCCAGATGATGATAAAGCAACTCCTGCAAGTCTAGAAGCACCAACAGTTCCAGTAACATTTACGTTTGATTGTGCAAATACATTACCAACGAATGTACTTATTCCTGCAATATTCAAACTTGTAAAATTATTTGGTTCAATCTGTAACGCAGATTCAAATGTTGATAACGTTACTGAATCTAATGATAAAATATTTTTTAGTTGGAATGAGGAATCAATTACCGTCGTTGATCCAATACCAACACTACTTCCACCAAGGGAACCAGATGATGTAATAATACCCGAAATAACTATTCCCCGATCAAAGACTGGAGCTCCGTTACCGTCTTTATTTCTTATTGTATCTACGTATAATGAGGACATTACCTACACTGATTTGTTTTACTATATTTTATTTATTAATGGTTGGTGGAGTTGGCCACTTAACATCCCAAGGAAATCCATCTTGTTCTGTTATATGTCTTAATGCATGTCTGTAATCTGCCCATTCATTTCTGAAATCATCGGAAAATACTTGTAGAACATCCGAAGTTTGGGTCCAATCGGACATAAACAATCTCATATTTCTATCATTTCTAACTTCAGATTCTTTTTCTCTTGTTACTGAATCTATTTCACTATCAGTCATTCCGACAATTTTCCATGACTGACGGAAAATACCATCATCTCCTTTAATGGGAGTGCTTTCAACAACTTTAGTAAATTTTTTTGGTTGTGGTGGCGCTGTAAATTCATATACACCAAAACCAAAAGATTCTACAACATCTGGTGTTAAGAAATCTGGGAATGAAGTATTTTTAAATAGCATTCTGAAATTTTTTTCATCCACAGGATATCCAATTGGAACTCCATTGTCTAATTGAATTAACATTCTAAATTTCTCCTATATCTCTTGTGTATTTATTGATGGAAATGATCTTGCATTTCCTGGCCATATAATGCGGACAACTCCATTACCACCACTACCACCTGCTAGGTATAATGTTGGACTTCCAAATCTAACAAATCCAGATCTTCCGCCACCACCGTATAATCCACCACTTAAATCTCCGGAAGTTCCTCCACTGCCTCCACCAGCAGGAGATGCACTATCTATAGTTGTTGGACCAGTTGCACCGTTTCCGCCAGTTCCATTTGATCCTTGTCCAAATATCCCTGTACCACCACCTGATGAAGATCTACCTGGTTGTGGACTTGATGATAGGTAGGATTGTGCCCATGATCCTCCTCCTCCACCACCACCCCCTCCAGAACCTGAAGATCCATTAGATCCAATAGAATTAGAACCACCAGCACCACCATTACCACCATTGCCCGTATATCCACCGGCACCTCCACCACCAGATCCAGAAGATGATGATGATCCACCAGATCCACCTCCTGTTCCAAAGTACGTTCCACCAACACCATTAGCCAATCCACCGTAAGCTGTTATTGTTATTGTTCCATTGCTAAAAGATGAATTTCCACCATTAGAACCAGAAATTTGACTGGTACTTGATCCGGAACTATTTCCACCACTTCCAACTACAACTGTATAACTTACTCCGGGAGTTACTTGAATATTATTTCCATATGCTAATCCAGCTCCACCTCCACCAGGGAAACTCAATGCACTAACTGATGGTGTTGCACCACCACCCATAGCAACTACACTAACACTTCTAACTTTTGTTGGTGCAATCCAACTATAAACACCTGGAGATGAAAAAACTTGTTCATCATCATTTGGAGCTGCTGCAATTATTGCAGAAGACATTAGCATGAACTGGGATATGAAATTCATTATATTGATACCGTTTGATTTACAATTATAGATCCTTCAACTAGTTTCATAGTTTTATTTGTTGTATTATTTCTAATAATAATATCAAAATAATTTCTTCCTAAAGTCAAATCATCGGTTATAGTGCTGGCCATTGATATAACTACAGAATTATCACTTTCATCAATATATGTGTTGAAATTGTATGAAGTTTCTGCAGATTCGTGTTTTCTTATTTTTGCAGTTGCTGTGTGATTTGATGCATTTAATGTAGTTACCCCAATGGATACCTTTTTTTCAAAATCGGTCCCTTTATATATTTTAATAGTTGTAATTGAAGGAACACTCATTTTTTTATTGCTAAGAGTATATTGAATTATTTATTATTTTCTTGTTGATTTGCTTTCAACAATTTTGCTAATTCCGCCGTAGATCCAACAAACAATGCGTTTGTAACATTTGTTGGACCCTTTACATTATCTTGTTCAACATCTTTAAGTTTTTTCTGCAAATCCATTAATTTATCTGTAGCGTCAGCAACGCTCTTTATAAGTTGTCCAGCAACTTCATATGCCCTAGGCATTTCACTTTCTTGTGCTAACTCCAAAATACCATTTATAGCTTCCTGTCCCTTTTCTATAAGAGAATATAAATTACCTCTAGTGTATTCATAATCTTTTTTAATATCATTTGAGTCTGATGTTTGTTTAATCACATCGAGTTTAGACTCAATCTCTGAGGATACAATATCTCCAGAAACATCAAAAGTTTCATTTAATGAATCGAATTTTTTACTTGAAGTATTCATGAGAAACTACCACTAAAACCAAAATCATCTCCAAATTCTATAAGATCATTATCAGATTCTGTTATCAATTTAACACCAGATCCAGATACATGATCTAAAATTGGAGTACCATACGCACCTCTTTCAACGTATAAAATATTCCCATCAACTTCTTTAATCTTTAATGTTTCTTCATTAATTGTGATGTACGAATTTTCAGTTATTCCGGTCGAATTTTCGACTGAAACCTTACCCTCGGAAATTAGCAAATCGTCGATAATAGTAGTTGTATCTGATTCGGAATAACTCTTTGTTGCTTTAGCTTCAACTGTGTATGTAAGATCTCTTTTTCTTTCTTTCGCTTCTCCACCAGCAACAAATCCCATAGAAACCTTTTTGATGATATCTTTGGTTCCATCTGCAATTGGTCCAAAAATATAAGTTTTTGCGGTAAAGGATAGCGTATATACTAAGGCTCTCCTCTTATTAAAATCCCCCTCGTAGTCATCATTCATTGAGATTGAATCTAAAATAACAGGAATATCTCTTTTTTCACCGATAGATTCAATTAGATCAACAGTTAAACTATATTGTGGTTGAAAGTATGGTAAAATTTGTTCAACTATCTGAAGCATATCGTCATTAAATTGAGTCATTATACTAAGTTCAAATTGTACATTGTATGGAACAGGCATATACATTTTCTTTGCTTGTGTTCCATCTGAAAGTGGTTTTGAAAGAAAAACCTGAGTAGTAGTAACTTTTCTAGATGGATCATAACTTATCCCAGTCAATTCAAAAGACATTCTAGGAAGTGTTATTTGCGTTGATTTATTTAAATCTGGTTGCTGCTCAAGTCGTGCTAAAAATTTCTGAGTCGGTCCATACGCTAAAGGAACTTTCGTAACAGAACTTACATTCCCAGAGTTATCAATTTTTTTAATAGATATTTCATTAAAAAGAGAACCGAAAGAAATAACGGTTTTTCTTAAAATTTCGTTATAAAAATATTCAAACATCTTTCAATTTTTTTCTATTATAAACTATTTAACAATTTTTTTCTTAAGGATCTCCAAAAGGATTTCTTTGGCT